TGCTTTGAAAGCAGCACTGTAGCGCTTTCGTAGACCTGCCATATCTGTCCTCCTGCTCAAGTTTTAACTTGGGCCGGGACCGTCTTTCCACCTTATTTCATTGTCCAGTTTTCGGGGTCCATTATAAGGTGAGCAACAATGAAAACCTTGAGGCTGATTATTATTAATCATAGTCCTGTAAATGGCACGTGATTTGCTTTATCAAATGCTGTGAAAAATGTTGAAAATCAAACCTCATCTGTTCGAGTGGAGATTCCCCATGGTCAATCTTTCGATCACCCTGTTTTTTGTCGCTATTTTATTCTATCTGCAGGAGGTAATCTCGGAAAAACCCCGCTACCTCAGAGCGTCGATATTTCTGGCTGGTGTAATCGTGGCGACCCTCTCACTGCCGGATTGAAACAAAGATGGGACAGGGTTGGTTTCATTTGAAACAAAAAGGTAACGCACGACTGCAGGATATAATTCGATGCGGCCCTGCGGCTGAGAATGGGTGGGTCCTATAATAATGGCTGGTTATGGTGAATGTTCATCGCAGTGTGCATAAGGATTTCCTCCACAGCGTCTTCAGTTTCGAGTTCGTAGTGTGGAATGAGTGTGGAATTTCCGACCACAACCGGGCCATCGAGTAGGCCCCGAATTAAGATCAGGTGACCTTGCCTGTGGGATCTTCCATGATCGAGATCAAATAAACGATTTAGAGTTGGATTGGTACCTACGAGCGGCATTTAAGGTGGGTTAGTTGCCAGCTATCATCACTGTGCGCATTTTACAAATTATTTGAGCGTCCTTTTCGTGCTGACGCTTAATTTCTTCCCCAATGATGTCCGCGGTTATTGAGTAAACGTCTCGGATTATTTTAATCTGTGCTTCCCGAGAGAAATCATCAACCAAGTCCTCGAAGTCATCATCCCAGATGTCCATGAAATCGGAAATCAACGGAGCATAGTTTGCCGGGATGTGAAGGCCGCGCCGGATTAAATAAGTGTCAACCAACCAAGCTAGGTCTTCAACATCGCGTGCTTCGAAGGCTTTGACCGCAGCCTGGGCTTCTTCACGAGTTGGTTTTTCTGGAAAATTGTAAGTTACGATAGACTTTTCCACTTAGTTCTCCTTTGTAGGAATTTCAAATTCAAGTAGAGTGCCACCATTTTCAGTGTTGTACACTGACACAGAATCCTTGCCCCAGATACAAACGGACAGTCCGCTGCTCAGGGTGATCTCAGTCGCAGAACTGTTAAGATCAATTGCCTTGACACAAGTACCCTTGAAGTACTTTTTCGGAATAGAATTACTCATGTCATTTGGTCCTTGTAAATACCGGGATTTCGGTGTCAATTTCCAAAAATCCCGGTTCGGCTGTAGCTGGATCCGTTAGAACCCAGACGTTTATTTCCTCTAAGCCTTCACGTTGGACGACAAATCCATAGTGGTGCCCCTCAGGGTCCGACAAGGCCTCCGAAATGTAACCACCTACCAGCTCACTCCTGACCAACTCGATCATTTCATCCGAATTACTCACTTCTTACTCCTTTCTGAATAGTTAAAGTTTGTGAAAAATACGAACACAACAACTGTAACGAGCAGGATTTAAAGTGCTAACCAAAATCGACATTCTGATCGAAAAAAGTTTCCGGACGAACTTCACCATGGATCGAGTCGAGAAAGTGTCTCAAAATCGATTTTAGACGCGTCGGATTTTTGACACCTCTAAAAACATGAAGTGTCCATAGTACTCTCGCTTGAACCCGTCGAATCTCTCCTCTCGGCGGGTTCTCCTTTTGTGTTTATAAAACATACCTGTACGACAATAACTCCCAGGAGACTGTAAATGGCTGACCATTCTAAAGAGTACCCATGCTCAGACGATTGCGACTATGTGCAAACTCACACCTGTGCCGAGCATAAGGTCAGTTTTGCACGCCTAGAAGACAAGATTGATAACAATGCTCGGTTAAGAGAAATTTCGTTTTCCAAATTAGAAGACAAAATGGATGGGACAATCAAGATTTTGGAAACAGCTACTGATTCACTAAAAGAAATTCTGGTAGACTTTAAAGGATTTCTTACAAATGAAGTAACTGATGTCAAAAAGACAGTGGAAAGTCATAGTAAACAATTAGTGTGGATGTGGATTATTTTTACAATTTCTGGATGCACTTATTTGGCATCCAAGGGAATTGACATAATTCAATTCGCAATTCACTGTTTTTCAAAATAGGTATATCAAATGGACGACAACGTACCAGCCAGAAAGCCAGGCTCAGGCCAGCATATGAAGGAAAAATATCAAGGCAAGTCTGAAGTTCCTGGATTACAAAGAAATGGAAGAAAGCCTGGTGCTAAAAGTATTATAAACGTCGAGTGGATGAAAAAACTCAAAAGTATCGACGAAGAATTAGAAAAAGATGGACAGTATTCATTGCTAGAATGGGCAAAAGCACATCACGACACTTGGCGAGAAAAGGTAACTATTCCTCTCCTATTACGAGCCGCTGAATATCAATTTAAAAACGATAATCCTAATGCAACTATGCCTGGCAACAAATCTACTGGTGTAAATGTAAGCGTATATATACCTCAGAACGGTAGGGATAATACTCCAGTTGTAGATATAAACTGCACATCACAAGGTGAATATGAGTACGAAGACGACAACGAAGAAGACCAAGAGTAAAGAACCTGAATTAAGTATTAAACCCCAAAGCGGACCTCAGGAAACCTTTCTTTCCACTTGTGCTGATATCGCTATTTATGGAGGTGCTGCCGGGGGAGGGAAATCCTGGGCACTTTTACTAGAACCACTCCGGTATGTCACTAACACACCCGATTTTTATGCGGTTTTCTTTAGGCGAACTACTGTCCAGGTAAGAAATCCCGGAGGTTTGTTCGATGAATCCTATAAACTCTACCATCCTGTCGGTGGTCATCCCATCAACCATGTTCTAGAATGGACATGGGAAGGCGGAGGCAAGATAAAATTTGCCCATTTAGAACATGATAATACAGTTCATGACTGGCAAGGTTCACAGATTCCCTTAATCCTTTTCGATGAACTCACTCACTTTAGCCAAAATCAATTCTTTTATCTTCTTTCCAGAAATAGATCGATTTGTGGCGTCAAGCCGTATATGCGGGCTAGTTGTAACCCTGATGCTGATTCATGGGTAGCACAGTTGCTTTCCTGGTGGATTGACCAAGAAACGGGATTTCCAATACCTGAACGAGCTGGTGTCTTACGGTGGTTCGTACGTGTAAATGACTCGATAGTGTGGGGTGACACCAAAGAACAGTTAATGGCACTCCATGCAGACACAGAACCACTTAGTTTAACCTTCATTCCAGCTAAGTTGAGTGATAATCAAATACTCTGCAAAGCAGACCCTTCATACAAGTCTAAACTACTTGGTATGAATATGGTTGAAAGAGCCAGACTCCTAGATGGAAACTGGAAAATTAGACCTTCAGCAGGAATGTACTTTCAACGATCATGGGTAGAAATAATAGATGCTCTACCAGCTAAGATGCTGTTGTTTAGATATTGGGATCTAGCAGCAAGTGAACCAAATCCTGGACAACCTGACCCTGACTATACCGTTGGTGTTAAGATGGGCTACAAAGACGGCCTGTATTACATAATTGACAGAGTAAAATTTCGTGGTTCACCTGCAAGAGTAGAATCAATGATCAAAAACACAGCCTCTGCTGATAGCGGTGTAGTTTCAATAGGAATAGATCAAGATCCAGGACAAGCCGGTAAAGTTCAAGCGAGTTATCTAACAGCCGCACTAGCAGGATATTATGTCAGATTTTTCGCAAATCAAAAGAATAAAATTCTAAGGTTTTCACCATTCTCAGCGCAAGCACAAGTAGGGAATGTCAAGGTTTTGAGAGGGGAATGGAATGAAGATTTCTTTGATACATTAGAAGGATTTCCAGACTCCAATCATGACGATGATGTTGACGCTGTCAGCGGAGCATTTCAAATGACGATGCTTGGTGGTCCTATAGAATTTTCATCTACTGGTGTTCGCAGAGCAACAACACGGATAGATAACTTTATGAGGTAGTCTAAAACCTTAGTAAATACCTCTTGGAGATGAATATGGCAGTAGATAATACAAATATTGATGATGGAAAGAAGCTACAGCAGCTAGAGCAGGTTAATACTACGCCTGACACCTCTACCAAGCCTTACGTGCAAGAGGTTGCTACTTCAGCGAAAGATATAGATGTATTTACCGGATATTTCACTCGTCAGGAAAATCCTGACAAAGTAATCAAGCTAGAAGGTAGGGGTAGAGGTACTGAAATCTATGAAGATCTTGATAGAGATCCTCAAGTTTACAGCATGCTTCAAACAAGAGCGCTTGCCCTTCAGTCCTGTGAATGGCAAATCATCCCTGCTGATGAAAACAATCCACAAGATGTCAAGGAAGCTGAATTTGTTGAAAAAGTATTAAAATTCGCTAACTTCGATAGACTCACACGAGATAGTTGCCATGCTATATTGTGCGGTTATAAGCCCATTGAAATAATGTGGGACATCAGCGAAGGTGACATCTGGATCAACGAATTTCGTGGAAGAAGGCCAAGTCGTTTTTCGTTTGATATGGCAGGAGGAATGAGACTTCTTACCATTCATAATTCGTTTTACGGAGATCCTATCCCAGATCGAAAGTTCCTTTCCTGGACTTTTGGTGGCAATAATTATACTCCTTTTGGACAAGGTGTCGGACGTGAAGTGTTTTGGCCTGTATGGTTCAAGAAGAACGGGATCAAATTTTGGTTAACATATTGTGAACAGTTTGGATCACCTACGAAAATAGCCAAATATCCTCCTGGAACATCCAAAGAAGATCGTAATACCCTTCTTGATGCAATCTCAGCCACAGAACAGGAAACAGGAATCATAATCCCGAACACCATGGCTGTCGAATACCTGGAAGCTATGAGAAGTGGACAGAATTCGACATATGAAAACGAAGTCGAGTTCATGGACCGTTACATCGCCAAAGTTATGTTAGGACAGACTTTAACCAGTGAACCGCACGCTACAGGATCACTAGCTTTAGGGCAAATTCACGATCAAATTCGACATGATATTCTAAAAGCAGATGCTGACGATATGTGCGAGTACTTCAACCGCACTTTGGTTCGTTGGCTAATTGATTATAATTTCCCTTCAAAAGGAAGAAATCGCCTAAATTATCCTAAAGTCTGGCGACGCACAGACCCTGAAAAAGATCTCATCAAACTTGCCCAACGAGACAAGATCATCATCGTTGACATGGGAATGGGTCCTAGAATTCCAGAAGCCTACATCACTGATACCTACGGAATACAGTTAGCAGAACCAGGAGAGCCAACGATTCATCCACCTGCACCAAAGGCTCCTGGAGCATTCAGTGAATTCGCAGAAGGTAGTGCAGCCATCAATCAAGGCCACAGAGCCGTAGACGACATCATTACGAAGTCATTACCCAAAGCCGCCAATGAAATCGAAGTTCTTCTTAAACCAGTCATGAAATTCATCGAAAATGCCAAGTCATTGGATGAAATCGGCAAAGAACTTTTCAAATTCTATCCAAAATTAGATCGAACAAGGTTCCAGAAACTGTTAACTAGAGCCATTTTTGCTTCATCTCTGACCGGCTACGAATCAGCAGCGAAGGAAAGCAAGTAATGGCCGACGTCGTTCCTTTTGATCTTTCCTTTGATGAGGCCCTTGCTTTTTTCCGGAACAAGGGACTCGAACTCTCTCCTAATGGTTGGCGTGATGTATGGGGTGAAGCCAACAAGCTGAGTTTCACTGTCGCTAAAGTTGCTGAGATGGATATCCTCCAGGAGATTTATGACGAGGTTGAATCAGCGATAGAAGAAGGAATGGCACTCGACGAGTTCAAAAGTAGTCTTCAGGGAATACTTGAAGAAAAAGGATGGTTTACACCAACAGGTGAGCAAGCAACCGCCATTCTTCCTGACGGAGAAGAAGTCGAGGCTTTATCAGGTTGGAGACTTGAAACGATTTATAGGACAAATCTTCAGTCAGCTTTTAGTGCTGGACGTTATCAACAGATGCAAGAAGTAAAAGACACAAGACCGTATTGGGAATACAGCGCAATTCTAGATGATGTTACTCGTCCCGAACATGCTGAAATGGATGGGCTAATATATGAAGCTGATGATTCTTTTTGGGATACTAATTATCCTCCTAATGGTTTTAATTGTCGATGTTATGTCAAAACATTAAGCGAAAACGATATGTCAGAACGTGACTTAGAAGTTTCACCATCTAGTGATTTAGAACCTGATCCTGGTTTTGATTACAACCCTGGTCAGGGATTAGACCAATATGAACCGGACTTGTCTGGATATAATTCCGAACTATTGAAAGAATACAATCGCGAATAAAAACATTTGTGAACTATATGAAAGGTCAAATATGAATTTCGGAGAATTTATACCAAACGTAGAATTATTTCAGTCCGGACCGCAAATAGACAGTACAGGTAACTCACACGACTGGACTAATGATGACCTTGATCAGATAGTCAAAAATTACGATCCGAAAGTAAATGAAGCACCTATTGTAGTAGGTCATCCCAAAGAGAATGGACCTGCCTGGGGTTGGACTAAAGGGATTTATCGCAACGGTGATAAACTGTATGGAAATCTTGATATTCATCCTTCGTTTGTTCAAGCTATCAAAGAAGGACTCTACAAGAAACGCTCAGTCTCACTTGTTAAGAATAATGACGGTTGGAATCTACACCATGTAGGGTTTCTTGGAGCAGTAGCACCGGCTGTTAAAGGACTCGCCGATATACCGTTTGCTGATGGAGAAGAATACATGAGCGTCGAATTTATTGCTAAAAGAGAAGGCGTCAATCCCAAAGAAGGTGAAGATGCCTACGGAAACGTCCCTTTCGCGGATGAGAAGAACAAGAAGTACCCCATAAATGATGAAGAACATATCCGTGCGGCTTGGAATTATATCAATCATCCAAAGAACGCGGGTGAATACAGTCCTGAAGATTTATCGACAATCAAAGGAAAAATTATAGCAGCGTGGAAGGCAAAGATCGATCCTTCAGGCCCTCCGAGTGCTGCAAATCACAAGGAGAGCAAGAAAATGAACGTTAAAGAATGGTTCCAAAAAACGTTTGGAGAAATGCCTGACGAAGTTGCTGATACTGAACTTCCTGTAACTTTCACAGAAGCTGATGTTGCAGCTAAGGTGGAAGAAGCTGCTAAGGCTGCTAAAGAGGCTGCTATCGCCGAGTTTGCTGAAACAGCGAAGAAAGCCGAAGCTGAAGCCAAGTTCGCCGCTCGTAAAACGACTGTAAAAGCCACTTACGACTCACTCTTAGCCGAAGGTAAAGTTATCCCTGCTATGGAAAAAGCTGGTTTGCTGTCTTTCATGGAGACACTCAGTGACGTCGAAGAAGTTCAGTTCACTGAAGCCGTCGAAGGTGAAGAAGTTGTTAAGCAGACTCCTTACGCTTTCTTCTGCGAATTCCTGAAGAATCTTCCCAAGGCTATCGAACTTGGGGAAGTAGCTGATTTCGCATCAGACAAAGGCCAGGGAAAGAATACCGACGCTGAAAAAGCAATCAACGAATATTGCAAAGAGCACAAGTGTTCGTACAAAGAGGCTGCTTTAGCGGTAAGTAAGAAACAGCCTGAACTTTTCAAATAAAAACAACTAATACTAAGTTGCGTTCAAGACTGAACTATTGTAGCATGTAGCCCTCACTCAACGGGGGGGAGGGTGCAGATGCCGAAGAAAATCAAAGTGTCAGACGAAGTGCTTCAGTCGGCTAA